TGCCTTCAAGCGTAGCCCAGTTGTCTACCGCTGTCGTTTCTATATCGAAGTAAGCCCTTCTCATTGTTCTGCCTCCATCTCCGCTTTTACTTTGTGCCAGTATTCTAGTGTGTTCCTATTGTTCATGCCGTTCGGTCCACCATTGTGTAGACGTGCATACTCTTCTAGTGTGTGCAGCTTTGCGTACCTATTCCAGTAAGCCCGCATCACCTTTATTGATCGGTCAACATACAGACAGTTTTGTGTCCATGTGCCTCCGACTCCTGAGTCCTCAAAGTAGGCATAGGTAATTTGGAACGGACCAATCTCTTGGTATCTTCCTACAGCATAGGTTGGATTAAGTTCTCCTCCTGTCTCCACAGTCCTGATAGCTTTAACAAGTTTGCTTATCTCAGCCTCTGTTGGTTTAGAATGGTTCATTGGTTCCCCCCATAAAGGCGATACTTTCTGTGGACTCGCCTGCGTCGTTATCATTAGTAATAGGCTGAGTATCGTCAGCATCGAAGTATGTGTTTTTTTCATGTAGTCTTCCTGTGTGTTGGTTGTATTCTAGAGTGCAAGCAACGCCTGTCTCTCCGCTAAATCTGTTCTTGAGAATCCGAATGGTTGTTTCGTTTTTAACTTCTTCGTCCTGTTGATTTCTCTCCAGTCCAATAACCATATCACTCAACTGACCAAGACCTGCTGAACCTCTCAAGTGTCCGAGTGTTGTCTCTCGTCCTTCTTCAAACCCTCTGCCTTCTGGTCGCTTAAGGTGCGAAACAAGAATCATTCCAACACCTACCTCTTCCACAAGAGAACGAAGCTTTGTCATAAGGATGTCAAGCATCTTGCGCTCATCGCCGTCCTGTCCTGACACAACAATGGATACGTGATCGAGGAATATCCACTTACATCCTAGACCCTTGTTCATGTATCGGATGCGATTGATTAAGTTGTCAGACTCAATTGAACCCCAGTGGTCATAGGTAACAAAGTTTCCGCTACCGATTGTGTCATCGAATGCTCTCTTCAACTCATCCTCTTCCACTTCAGTGCCAAGGTGCAGTGTCTTATTAATAGCTAGCCCCATGATGCCTTGAGCTGAACGCTTGATGCTTTCCTCTAAGGCAATGTAACCAACCTTCTCGTTGTTCTTAATTAGATGGTAAGCGATCTCACGACACACAGCAGACTTGCCTACACCACTGCCAGCACAGAACGTAGCAATCTCTCCAACACGTAGTCCTCTTGTGATTCGGTTCATGCCGTCGAACGGATAGTCAGCACTGTCTACAATCTCAGTCTTACTGACAATGTCCCACATGTCCTCACCTGCTACGATACCGTCTGGTCTATACTGAGTAGCGTCCCAGAATGACTGAATGATTTCGCTGCCTCTATTCTCCATCAACAATTCGTTGGGGTCTTTGGCTGGAAGGTTGGCAATGAATGCCTTACCTACTGGAAGGATAGCAGCACACTTTTTAGAAGCTGCGATACCTACCTCATCCATATCAAACATGAGAACAATCTCGTCAAAGTTATTGAGATACTCAAGGTTGTGCTTGATTGCAGACATAGCTGACTGCGCTCCTGATGGAACACTGACCACCGCCCACTTACCATTGAAGGCAGTGGACACGCTCATCGCATCTATCTCTCCCTCTGTGATGGTGATGCGTTTACCTTTACCGAATAGGTGCATACCGAATAAGGTGCGCACCGTTCCTACAGTCTCGAAAGATTTATCTGGATAGCGTAGCTTCTGTCCTACTAGCTTACCCGTGCCGTCCTTGTAGTTAGCAATCTGGCAGAGCTTCGATCTGTTTTCTCCTACGGTGTATCCATACTTCTTACAGATGGATAGTGGTATGTTTCTTTTTACCAAGTCTTGGTAGTCGCCTTGAACTGTTGTCATGTTAGATGTGTGTGTTGTTGTTGTGTGTTGTTTGTTGCTTGGTTTGAATATCCCACAGCTGAAACATTTAGTGCTGCCGTCTTCGTTCTCACATAGGGCATCACTGCTTCCGCAGTCAGGGCAATTCGTGTGTGTGTTGATAGTTTTTAGGTCGTCCATTCTTTCGGTATACTTGGTCCTTGGCACCAAGGTATGTTATGTTTGTCAGCCCAATCAGCGTAGCTAGTTTTACTACCCTTGTAGATTTTACCCTTTGCTCTTTGGAACACAAAGCGCAGGTCTACGTCAGGATGTTGCTTCTTAATCCACTCATGCTTCTTGCGATCAGCTGTCGTTAGTCTACCCTTGACCTCAAGGATGACTCCGTTTGCTAAGAAGAAGTCAGGCGTATACCTGCGTTTCTTCTCAGGCTCTACGAAAGCGATACGATCAGTTTCGTAGGTGTAGTGGACACCCTCTCCCGAAAGAGAGGATGCCACACGTTGTTCAAAACCTGACCTAAAAGTCCCCATCAGCCACTACGGTTTCGAGAGATTCACCTCCGCCAGAGAAGCCTTCTTCTTCGGACGTGAATCCGAATGCTGAAGCTCCAGCTCCTGAAGCACTGGGTGCTACAAGCTCGATGATTTGTAGGGCTTTGAGTTGAAGGCTAACACCAAACCCAAGGCTTGGGCTATACCAAGTGTAGGGCTTGATAGCCATCTTCACTTTAGAACCACCGCCTACTTCAACATCACAAGCTTGTCCTTGTGCGTCAAAGAGTTTGATGTTGAACTCATACACTTCACCAGTGCGGGAGTTCTTGCCCTTAGCTTTCTGTTTACTGCGGATGATCCACTGACCATCTTCAGTCTCTTTAATAGGGAACTCTTTACACAGGCGAATCTTCTTGCCTGTCTTACGCTCCTCCATTTCATGAGCTTCGCTTCGGATTGTTTCAATCTTAGCAGCAAACTCTTTCGCTTCTGCTTCCGTTACTATGATGTCACAAGAGTATGCGCCATCAGGGTCGAACGTAGTGTTCGGTTTATTGACGTGTGGGTAACGTGCTGTTCCCACCATTGTTGTTATGGTATCATTCATGAGAATATGTACTCCGATTTGTATATGTTATTTATGTTGAATGTCCCCTTCACTGGAAGAGGCTCAAGGTTTACTCCATGCTCATCTTCTAAAGAGTCTTTCAACTCTTGAAGTAAGTCTGGTGTAAATTGTTTTACAAACACATCACGTATGGTAGCTGCAAGCTCGTTGCACTTAGTGGTGTGTGTCGCCATCGAGTCATGCACCATAGCAAAATCTCTGACGTTGAAATTCGTAGCTGATTCATTGACTGTAGTATGTAAGATGCTAGCGTCAAGCGAATGTATATAATTAGGTGAAGCCCCTTGGGCTTGTCTCTTAGCGCACATCTTGTCAGTGTCCTCACGGAAACGTACACGCATAACTTTATCGCCAAGCTTTGTCTTAATGGATTTAGTCTCCCACTTCTGGTAACTTTGGTGACAAGGAAAACCACTAGGTGATACCCAATAGAAAGGTTTACCATCCTCAGCTAAGGTTCTGGCGGTAGATTGTAACCATGCCATGGCCTCCCTAGGTTTGCCAACAACATCGTTGATGCCTTGCCATACTTTACCTGCTAGGTAAGCGGTAGCTTGGAACTTATCAGACTCATCGAACGGAACCTCATCCCGCTTACGTGCTGTATCATCATACCAGTCACTAATGTATTGACGACATGAATACAAAGTTGAGCCGTAACTCTGTGTCATCGTTGGTCTCTTACAAGCTGACCTATCTACTCCGTAAGCTAACCACTTGTCAGCGTAGTCAGAGTCTCCGTCTTGTTTTAGAAACTCAATAGTTTTGTCAGCAACAATACCGTAGATGTCTTGAGGGTAGTTACTCGGTGCAACGTTTGTTGCTAAGCAAGAAGGTTCATCACGTGTAAGAACACCTAACAACTGTAGTCCGTTGTTGCTGGCATCCATCGCACACGGAAGATGTGTCATGAAGCCTACACCTGTAGCCATGTAATCTGCCCATTCAAAACAGAACGCAAGGAACTGAAATGGTTCATCACATTCTCGCCACAAATCAACGTGAGTCATCGGGTCTTTGGCTATCTTAAAAATGTTGTGTCGGTTTTCTTCTACCCAATCAACACGCTGATTGTATGTTCCTTTAATACCGTAGCAGTTAGCTCCGTGAATTGCTAACCACTGCACATCGTTCTCGTCTTTAATCTTTTCACCTCTAGCAAAAGTTAACAGACTCTTTTGAAAGTCAGCTCCCATGTGATTCACATAGCTAGGCACTGCGTAGCACCTGCCTCTGAAGTCTGTCTGGTGTGGAAGGTAGAACTGTTTGTCTCTATACTTGTTAGCCAGCCACTGGGTATTGAGTACAAGGAGTCGCCTACTCTTTGTGGCTGCATTGTGGTCATAGATTGAAGCAGCTCTGCGCTTCCACATCTTCTTCTCAATCGGATCACAATCATCTGAAGGAAACGGTGGTAGCTCTTCGTCTTCCCTTTGGGGAATACCTTCTACCTCTATGCCCTGTTCCCAAGTCTCTTGTAATACATTAAGAACTCGTTGGTTAATCTGCCAAGGTGTATTCTGTAGAAGATTGACTGCGTTCATTACATCAGTCATCTTCTCTGTGTTCGCTCGGAGGAACGCTTTGTCTCGTGTCTTGATGAAAGGAAGTGGTGGTAGTCCAGACTCAATGTCGTAACCACCTGACCACTTGTCTGTCCACTGCTTCGGGAAATCTAACAACGGCATCCAGAAAGGACAGAGTAATTCGTTGTCCTGCATCATGTCCTCAATCCATTGGGATGTCTTTTCAGATGCAGTAACAAAGCGAGCGGGTCCTCGCTTGTCTGTCTGTATCATCGTGTAATCAACAAGACCTGTAGCTGTGCGGATTGTATCAATGAGAACAGTGCCTACGTGTAGCTTGATGCGAGTTCCCCAACGCTCCCACTCATCCGTTTCGCCCTTCTTCGCTTCGCCCTTCTCAGACTTAATCAGGTAGTATCGTTTCTTACGATAGCTCTCTCTACGTTTAGCTCCTTG